ATCAAGGATAGCACAGAAAAGATATTCGACCCGGAATACGTTCAAAAGGGAAACCTCATAAACGCAAAGCGCGCCGGATGGACAGAGCCAAAGAACGGAATCATCACCGCGATGACGGATGACCAGCTGACCGTGCTGATGCTTCCCGGAATCGGGAACGTGACGAACTACTTCGTTATCCCGGCAAGCGAAGTAGTCGGAGGAGAAACATGGGAACTTCTGTGGACGAATGACATGATAACCATCTACACGGATGGCGAAATCCCAGATGGCGACGACGTTTGAGGACCTCGTATACACGAGGCTGACGGCATGGCCGGAGCTTTTGAATAAGCTGGCTACGTACAAAGGCAAAGCCGCCGTCTTTTACCAGAACGCGCCGAGCGACACAACGCCAAGCTGGAAGGGATCAAAGCAATACCCACGCATCGACTACGTCATAGACATGCAGGCGGACGCCGAAAGGCAGTCTTCAGGGCAGGCAACAATCAACATCTGGAGCATTGGCACCGGCACCATGCCGGAGGAGATAGAGCCGGAAGTTAGGAAGGCGCTCTGCGGTATTTTTATGGCGCCGGAGGGAGAGCCTCCATACTGCCTCGCTTGGAGACGTTCGGACAGTTTCAGCGCCAAGAACAAAGACGAGAGCGCAAACGAGATCATCGGGATAACGGTGCTTTTTGACATTTTCGCTTTCCCGAATCAGATAACGAGCGACCCGGACCCGGTACTGGCCATGAACTACTTCATCAAGGGATGGGAACCGAGCGCGACAGTCATAGGGCACGACAAACTGACAAATTACTACGAGCCGCAGGCCAGAGCGCCTGCTTTTTATTTCAGACTGGCCAGCATGGAGACATCGGACGAGACAAACACCGTGGCGTGGATGAACGGAGTGATAGCCGGTCACGTCTTCGCACCAACAGCGGAGGAGCGGCTGCAATGGATCAGATACCTAACAGACACGCTGGCAGCCAGAGGAGAGGTCACTATGCTGGACACATCCCCCATGACAATACGCAGACTAACCGCAGACACCGGCCTCGACCAATTGTCGCAAGGGCAGATTAGAATACAGATGCGCTTCGGGATACTGCGGAGAGCAATCATCGCACCGCTAATGCACATCGGCATGCTGGACACCGAGGCAGATCTAACACCAAGGCACCTATATGTGGAGGCGGACACAACAATCGAAGCGGAACCGCTAACGCAGAGCTACGAAATGAACTCGAAGCTATGCGGCAAAGAACCGCTATAACCAGAAAGGAGCATACGTATGGCAGACAAAGTAAAACAGCCGGACGAAGAAACCGTCGTAAAGACCACTGCAGAAGTGGAGCCGGAATACACCGTCGCCGAGCTCGCACAGCACAGCAAGGCGGTATTCGGAGTAATGCCGGAGTGCGTAATTGCAGCCTTCCGCGTGGCGGGACTTGAGAAAGCCACAAAACAGGCTGCGGAGAAGATCATCAACACATTCATGAAGAAGGAGGTAAAATAACATGTCTGGAACATTTGTAGTGGGCGAAACCAAAATTCGCCCGGGCGTTTACACCAGATACGAGAACGCTGGCGGCGTAGAAATTGCTGGCGCGAGCAACGGTGTAGGCGCAGCAATCATCAGAGCCAACTGGGGACCGCTTAACCAAGTCAAGTGGATCGAAAGCCCGGTAGACGCAGCTGCAGCCTTCGGAACTCCCGGAACCGGCTACACGGTAAACATCGTGGACGAGATGCTGGCAGGAGGAGCCTCTAAGGTAGCCGTCATCAGAGCCGGTACAGGCGGAACCGAGGGAACCATCACCCTGAAAGACACAGCAGTAGGACCGGCCAACGTGGTCACATTAACCGCAAAATACGTAGGTGCAAGAGCCTTGTCGGTGACGATCAAAGACAACCTCGCGGACAACACGAAACGAGACTGCATTATTTACGCCGGAACCTTGGAATTCGAAAAGGTTTCATTTGCCAAAGGAAGCGGCGGAGATGGAGAACCGGCAGCGCTCGTGGCTGCATTCGCAAACAGCCCGAACTTCACAGCAACCAAAGTCGCAGACGGCAACAAAACCCTCGCAGCGGTATCGAGTACAGCATTCACACCCGGAACGGACCCGACAGCATCATCGGCAGAATATAGCGCAGCGCTTAACCTGCTCGAGGCGGCAGCTTGGAACGTTCTGATTGTCGATACTTCGGACACCGCCGTACATGCGCTGGTAGCTGCGTTCGTCGACAGGATATACGCAGCAGGAAGCAACTGCATGGCAGTGCTGGCAGAACCAAAATCCGTCGCGCTGGCAACCAGAATGACAAACTGCGCGGCATTCAACGACGAGAAGATCATCTACCCGTTGAACAGCGCATACGACGCAAGCGGCACGCTGTACGAAGGATATCTCCTCGCGGCACGCATCGGAGGCATGGTAGCTGCAATCCCGTCTAACCAAAGCCTAACACACGAAGTCGTGAGCGGCATGGTGAGCCTCGCAGAGCCAATGACCAACACCGACATCGAGACTGCGCTGCAGAGCGGCTGCCTTGTTTTGAGCGTGAACACAGCCGGTCAGATCTGGATCGAGCAAGGCATCAACACACTGGTAACCCCAAGCGGCAATCAGGACGCAGGATGGAAGAAAATCCGCCGCGTGAAAACCCGCTTCGAGCTTATCGACAGAGTATCCGATACCACATCCCCGCTGATCGGGAAAGTCAACAATGACAGCGACGGACGAGCAGCCATAATCGCAGGAGCCAACGGAGTCATAAAGAGGATGATCGGCGAGAAGAAGCTGATCGGCGGAACCTGCATGGAAGACCCGTCGAACCCGGCAGTCGGAGACAGCTCGTGGTTTATCCTCGCGGTAGACGACATCGACAGCATCGAGCGCGCATACCTGACCTTTAGGTTCAGGTTCAGCGCTGAAGCCTAAGAAAGGAGGAAGTGAACATGTACAATAACAGAGGACCGATAGATACCAGAAAAGCACTCACCGGCAAGAACGGCGCGCTTTTCAATGACGCAGGAACAATGCTGGCGACGGTCGAAACCTTTCAGACCCAAGTCAACGTATCGAACGCGAAGTACCAACCACTCGGCGACGCCCAAGAGCACGAAGTCTTTCAGGCGTATGGAGTCACCCTCACATTCACGGAGATCGTCATCGAAGACGAGGGATTCATCAGCGAGCTTTTCGAGGCATTCGCAACCGGCGTCATGCCAGAGTGGAGCTTCCAAGGAGTGGTTCAGGGACGAAACGGCAGCGAGCAGAGAATGGTATACAGAGGCGTCGTGCCGAGCGGAACCATCGACCTGCAGAACATTTCCGTGGGCGACATCATCAAGAGAGCATGGAGCCTCTTTGTTAACGACCCGCCTGAGCTCCAGAGCCTGCTGCGTGCTTAAGAACAAGCACAACAGCATAACAAAATAGCCCGTACCGGAACAAACGCCGGTGCGGGCTTAATTTTTGATAGGAGGAAATCAAAATGGCAGATACTGAGAAAACCAGAAAAGCCGCTATTCAAGACGCGGACCTGACTGAAGAAGAAGCGAAATCCCAACTTAGAACATATGAAGGAGACATCCTGAAAGGACTACTCGCAGCGGCGGACTTCCGGGAGGGCGAAGAAAACGAAACACCCGTCGAGATAGCAAGAGGAGGCGTCGTACTATTTACCTTCCGAATCCGCCCATTGTCGGAAGAAGAATACAACCGCTGCAAAGAAAAGAACACCAAATACGTCCGCAACAAGCAGCTGGGAATTAAATTCCCGGAGGACACAAACGCAACCAGATACCGCAGCCAGCTCATCTACGAGGCTACGGTGGATGAAGACCGCGCGAAGATATGGGACAACAAAGACGCATGGAGAGCGCCGAAGATCAACGTCACCAACGGCATCGACCTCATCGACAAAGTGCTCCTTGCCGGCGAAAAGAACGCCGTCCTCGACAAGATCGACCAGATCAGCGGTTATTCATCCACTCTTGAGGAAGTCGCAAAAAACTAATCGAGGCAGGCGGGCTGGCAACCGTCCTGCACCACATTTTTCAAAAGCAAGGAATACCGCCAGACGAGGTGCTGGCGAAACCGCCCGGCGTCAGGGCGTTTATGTACGCATCAACCCGGATAGCGGTTGAGGGTGAAGACCACCCGCCAGAACAGGCTTAAACGCCCCTGAAAGGCGTTTTGTTTGTTTCATAGGGGATTACACTACCATGCATAAGAAAACGCGCCACAGGGCAAATCTGGGCGCCTCGTGGCCCTTTGTTCGCGAGTACCGAGAACATAAGTGACATGTTCTTTTTTTCAGAGAACCTCTTGATTTTTTGCCACACATAAATTAGAATAAACGTGTGGCAAAAAGAGAGGTGAAGACATGGGTCCACGCACTGGCAGGCCAAAAGCAGAAAAGCCCAAACATGTGAAGTACAGTATTCGACTTGACATCGAGATGGAAACAAGACTCAAAGATTACTGCGAAATACACAACATCACAAAAGGCGAGGCTATACGAAAGGGAATACACCTGCTTTTGGAGCAAAAGAAATAAGGGCTTCGGCGCACTTTGACGAGACGCAACCGAAAACCCTTATCCACCACCCCGAAGGATGATAAATATATCATATCAATCCTCCGGGCGAAAATCAAGGAGGATAAAATGTCAAAAATCGAATGGTTATACCAAGCATACTGCACAGAGCAGGACAACGCGCCTATTCACCCCGCGAGCCTGCGGCTGGAACAAATCCTTTTGGAAATGCTGCCGCATAAGGAGTACCTGGAAGTCGAAAGGCTGATCAACGCCTGCAACCACGACAGCGACAGAGATTTTTTTTTCGCAGGGTTTCGCGCCGCCGCCAAACTGTGGACGGAGGCGAATTAGTGAAGAAAATCGACCTCACCGATCAGCGGTTCGGGCTGCTCGTGGTAATCAAAGAAGCAGGGCGTTCATCTGATGGGCGTGTGAGATGGCTTTGTAAGTGTGATTGCGGAAATTATACTTCCACTCCAAGCACGAAAACACTTCGTAATGGAACTTGCAGAAGTTGTGGCTGCATAGAGAAAGAATACCCGAATAAGCAAACGCATGGAATGTCAAAGACTAGACTGTTTAACATTTGGAAAGGAATGAAGCAAAGATGTGAATATCCGAAGCACCGTAGCTATAAGAATTATGGCGGACGGGGGATAAAAGTATGTGACGAATGGCATGATGATTTTCAAGTATTTCATGATTGGGCAATAGCAGCAGGTTATAAGGACGGACTTACCATTGACCGCGTAGACAATGACGGCGGCTATACACCG